AAAAACTTTAATAGAGCTAGATCTACAGGTACTGGTGCCGCAGCAGGTGGTGGTATGACTAAAAAGGGTGTAGCTGAGTATCGTCGTAAAAATCCAGGTAGCAAACTACAAACAGCTGTAACTACTAAGCCATCAAAACTAAAGCCAGGTAGCAAAGCTGCAAAGCGTAGAAAGTCGTTTTGTGCTAGATCAAGAAACTGGAAAAGTAAAAGAGGTTTAGCTGCTAGACGCAGGTGGAACTGTTAATGTACATGTTATGAGTAAAGCAAAACTTAGAAAAATATCAAATGAATTAAAGAAAGCTAGCAATACGCACGGATCGCAAGCTAAAAGAATAGATGCATTGTTAAACTCTACGTCTAGTCCTCTTAAAAAAATATCGGCTGCTTGTAAAGCCGCTGCTAAACGTAAGTTTAAAGTATGGCCTTCAGCTTATGCTTCTGGTTGGGGTGTAAGATGTACTCGTAATCCTAGTAAATATTTAGGTAGAAAAAAGAAGAAGTAATGTTTAAAGACTTTAAAATAAAAAAGTACTTGGATAAAAAACCACCAAGCAATAGTTCTTTTACTACGATGCAAGAAATTAAAGATCTTAATAAAATACCTATTAATGTTAAGTTTGTTAAAGAAAAAGATGATATTGAAGCATCGTTTAAACAGATTATTGACAGGCACAAGCTAGAAGTACCTAAAAATTTAATAAGTAATCTTATAGAAGAGTCTTCAAAAGTTATAATGAAGATAAAAAAACACCATAATAGGCCAAGACCTAAAGTAATGGCTAAAAAATTAAATATAAAGTTTGATGATAAAGAGCTAGATTCAATGAAAACACCGTCATATCCGTCAGGTCACTCGGCTCAAGGTGTTTTAATAGCTAAAGTATTGTCAAAAATGCATCCAAAACACGCCAAAGCGTTTAAAAAAATGGGTGAAGACATATCATATAGTAGAAATGTGGCGCATGCTCACTATAAATCTGATAGTAATTTTGGAAAACAGATAGGTAGTGACATGAGCGAGCACGTAAAAGATAAAATATAATGTATAATCAGTCAAATAATCCGTTTAAAAAGCGTATGGGTAAGTTTCAACACTCAGATGCGCCTGATGCTAAAGGTAAATTTAAAAGTTTATCAGCTTCTTCGCTTGCTAGTTGGATGATTAAGTCAAGAAAAGGTAATTTATCAAAAATTATTAGTAGTTTAAATCAACAAGTTGTATTTAGAAGAAACAAAGATCCAAAATATGCTGCAAAAATGCGTAGAACTATGGATATTGTACGTAAAAGGCTAGGTAAAAAGAAATAATGGCAGAAAAAGCGTACAGAGGTGTTTTAAAAGCGCGTATTGCTAAGATATACGGCGGTGATGTAACTATAGAAAAGTGTAAAAAGCTAAAAGCTAGACCTGGTGCTACGCCTCGAGATAAACAACTATGTAATTGGTTTATAAATATGCAAACAAATAGGCCTTCGCCAAATAAAAAACGTAAAGATCCTGTAGTAGGTACAGGTAAAAAGCCTAAAGGCTCAGGTAGACGTTTATATACGGATGAAAACCCTAAAGATACTGTACCTATTAAGTTTGCTACTGTAGCTGATGCTAGAAGAACTATAGCTAAAGTAAAAAGAATAAACAAGCCTTATGCTCGTAAAATACAAATACTAACAGTATTAGAACAAAGAGCTGAGGTTATGGGTAAAATGGAACAAGCAAGGCTTGCAAGAGCTGCTAAGAAACAATTAAAAGCACAACATGTACGATCAAACAAATAATCCATTTAAAAAAGTTAAAGGCGGCGGTACTAGAAAAGTATGCTTGCCTGCTGCTAAAGTTCGTAGCATGTCGCCTGAAGAGCGTAGAAAAGTTGTTGCTGCTAAAAGATCTGCAGCTAGTAAAGGTAAATACAAAAGATCAAGTAAGTCGTTTGTTAAAGGTGCTCGTAAAAAAGGCGCTACATTACGCGACTGGTTTAAAAAAGAAAACTGGGTGCAAGTAGGTAATCCTAGTAAAAAGTGCGGTGAAAAATGATGAAGCAAAAGTTAACAGCTACTGCCGCTCGCATGAAGGCTATAAGAGATAAAAAAGCCGCAATGACAGCTGATCGTAAAGCTAAAAAAGCAGAAAACCAAAGAAAACGTAGAGCTGCAAAGAAAAAAGGTGTTAAGCTAAAAGGTAAAGACTACGATCATACTAAAGGTAAATTTGTGTCTGTTAAAGCAAACAGAGGTGGTTTTGGTAAAGGCACAAAGAAATAAGTAATAATATAAACATCGATAACTTAATATTAAGAAAATGAAAAAGAAAGGTCCTATGAAAATAGCTAAAAAACCAGCTATGAAAAAGAAAAGCGAAAAAATGCCAATGAAAAAAGATCCAAAGACAGGTAAACAAATACCTGCGTTTTTGATGAAAAAAGGTAGCGCAATGAAAGTTACAGATGCGCAAAAGAAAAAATTAAACCCAGGTTTAGTAGCTGCTATCAAAAAATCAGAAGGCGAAGTAATGAAGATGAAGAAAGAAGCTATGAAGCTAAAAAAGAACTCTTCAATGATGATGAAAAAAGCTGCAATGAAAATGAAGAAAGTTTCAGCTATGAAAATCAAAATGAAAGATGCTGCTATGAAAATGAAGAAAGCGGCAATGAAGATGGGGCATAAGAAAAAATAATTCGGAAAGTCCGAATACCACGTTATTAACCTAAAACCAAATTATTATGACGTATTTGTATTACAAACAAAGTAGTACGTGGACAAATAGTTCACAAGTAGACGAGAAAACCAAAACGCAATGGGAACACCTAGCTAATAAAAAACATTGGCGAATAACCCAACTGCCTAACGGTTATTATCAAACCGAAGTTTCTCACCCTGATGACAATGACAAATGGTCAGATGTTACAAGAAGAGAAACGCTAGAAGGTGCTGAATCAGCTATTGATGGAAGTGTAGAACACTTTACTAAAAAGCTTGAAGCAACCAAAGGACCGAAAGTAATTAAGACTTTTGAATAATAAACTCAAACCTAATTAAATTAAATAAAATAAAATGGAGTATAACAATCCTAGTCTCCTCATCAAAGAATTAAACTTTGGTGAGGATGCTAAAGTTAAAATCAGTGCTGGTGTTAAAAAATTAGCTAGTGCTGTTAAATCAACACTTGGTGCATCTGGTAAATGCGTTATATATGAAGACGCAAGAGGTAATCCAGTGATAACTAAAGACGGTGTAACCGTAGCTGAAAGTGTAGTTCTTTATGACCCAGTAGAAAATATGGGTGCTACACTTATAAAAGAAGCAGCGCGCAACACTGTTAAAGAAGCCGGTGACGGCACAACTACCGCGACTGTATTAGCAGAGTCTTTGTTAAATACAGTAAACTCACCTAAATTTAAAGACTGCACCGATCGCGACCTGCGAACCGGTGTTAATAGTTGTTTAGTAAAAATAAACGACTATTTAGACTCAATTAAAATAAATGTAGATAACGACATGCTTGTTAACGTAGCTACTATTAGTTGCAACAATGATAAAGAGCTAGGCGTTATTATAGCAGAAGCTTATACTAAAGTTGGAGATAATGGCGTTGTTTTAATGGAAGAATCAGAGACTGAAGAAACTTACGTTGATATTGTTGATGGCGTACAGTTTGACTCTGCTTTAACTTCATCACATTTTATAACTAATGTTGAAAAACAAAAGTGCGAGCTTGATAATCCGCTAATATTGATATGTATGTCAGAAATACCTAACATACGTAAAATACAAAGTGTATTAGAATATGTTATTAAAAACAATAGAGCGCTTTTAATAGTGGCGCCAGTTAGCCAGCAAGTTAAATCTGCACTTTTAATGAATAAAGTAAAAGGTAATATTAAAGTCAATATTATTGATTTACCTGGCTTTGGCCCTACTAAAAAAGATACATGCGAAGATTTAGCTATACTAACAGGTGCTAAAGTAATGAACGAAGAGTTAGGTGATGATTTAGATTTAATGAAGCCTGACTGTTTAGGTGAAGCAGAGTTTGTTGTAACAGATAACAATAGCACTGTAATAACTACTGTAGAGTTTGAAGATAATGATTTAGAAGAAAGAATAGATCAAGTAGCAAAGTTAGTTGCAGATGAAAAAAATGCTTATATTAAGAAAAAACTAGAGCAAAGATTATCTATGCTATCAGGTTCAGTTGGTATTATTAAAGTAGGTGCTGATTCAAAAGTAGAACTTAAAGAAAAGAAAGACAGAGTTGAAGATGCAATTTACGCTACAAAAGCTGCATTAAAAGAAGGTATAGTGCCAGGAGGTGGCGTAGCCCTCTTTAATGCTTCTCAAAAAATTTCGACCGACACGGTCGGTGAACAGGCACTAGCTGAAGCTATAATAGCTCCAATGGCCACTATATTAGACAATGCTGGTATTGATACTAGTATTGAGCTTTCAGATAAAGAAGGTGAAGGAATTAATGTTATAACTGGCGAGTGTGTTGATATGATAAAAGAAGGTATCATAGATCCAGTGCTTGTAACTAAGTCAGCGCTTAAAAATGCAGTAAGCGTTGTTATGACTATTGTTTCTGCAGACTGTGTAATATCAAATGTTAGAATAGATGAAGGCAGTTAATTATTACGTAGTTGTAGATAAAATAAAAAACGAAGAAAAAACTATAGCAGGACTTATTGTAACTGAAAACATAGATGAAGATAATAGATACAATAAAGCTAAAGTAGTTTCTGTAGGTAATTTAGTAGAAGGTATTGATGAAGGCGATGTTGTACACTACGACAAACACGCAGGCCATGGCATACAATATAAAGATAAACTTTATTTTGTAATAAAGGCAAGTGATATTGTATTAGTAGATTAAACATAAACCACAAACAATAATCCTTATACATAAGATCTTTAAACAAATTATTAATATTAATCCAAAAAATTATGATTGCACAAAACAAATGGTTATTTTTTAGTACTGACGCAGATCACGATTCTCTACAAACTAGTGGAGTCGTAGCGTATCCTGCTAAGTCTTTAAAAGGCATATCTCCAGCTCAAACGTCAGGAGATGATGCATTAACTCTTACCTTTGAATCTATGCTACCAATGTCCGAAAGTGTAACTACTGTTTGCGACGCTATTGATTTAAACCTAACTACATCTAATACTCACTTAGATGTTATGACTTCTATTATACAAGCTATTAATGGAACTCGTCCAACTCAAGGAGGTTTTATTGTCGTAGCCGATGATACTACTACATTTGTAGATAATTCAACTAAACAAGCACAATATCTTACCTCTGGAATTTCTTCATGTGGATCTATAACTTTACATCAAAGTTATGCTTCAAATGGTTTTATTAAGACTATAGTAGCTACAACTGATGGTACTGGTACGGGTACAATTCCAGCTGTTGCCGGTTGGTATCAAGTAAGTTCAGATGGTGATGACAAAATTGTTATTTTACCTGATGTAAACGCTGGTTCAGAGATATGGCTAGATTTTAGTGATACTACTCACGACTTTGAACTTAGAAGCCATAATCCAGCATCTGTAAAAATTAACGGAGGTTCTGGTTCTAATGCAGAAACAGAAATTGCTAAAGCAAATGTTTTAGTAAAGTGCGTGAGAACTATTTCAGGTTGGATAGTTAATTCATTTGCTGCCGATGGAACTGAAACTGCAGAAGCTGCTGCTGCTTAATAATTTATAACAATTTAAAAAAACAAATCATGAAAAGATATTTTTATTTCAGAACAGTAGATGCTATTGGTAATGATGATAACATAGATGATTCAATATTAGTTCCTGTAGAAAACATCACTGGTTTTCGCGCTTTTAGTGATACTAGAATTGATGTTCATTTTTCTCCTGTAACACTTGTAAGTGCTGAAGGGTCACCAGTACCTAATGACTCTGTACAATTAACTGTTGCGTCGAGTAAATTACACGAGATAATACAGGCGCTTTGTGAAGCTACAAATAACGGCCCGCACGAAGACGGTATTACTACTATAGCTGATGATGTAACCGGAACTTATTTAAATCCAAACATTACGGCATGTAGTACGATTACTAATAGAGGTTTATTACCTGATGCAGGTTAAAAACTATATTAATAGTTGAAACTAACTAGTCACGATATACGTGAATTACAAATCCTAAAGTATTACAGGCTCACTAGAAAGTGGGCTTGTAAGACTTACGGATTAACAGATGCCGAGCTTGAACTGTTAATATTTTTAGATTGTCAAGGTCGGTTTACAAGACAAGAGTTTATAGACGGTACTTATACCATGAGTTGGGATAAGAAACGTTGGGATAAACTAAGAAAACTAGGCTGGATAGAGGTCTGGCGTCATCGAAATCGAACAACGATTAAATACAGCGTCTTCAAAACCTCTTTTAAATGCAGCCAACTTATAAGTAGAATATATCGTATCTTACTCGGAGAAGAAGATTTACCAGTATCAGATCGTAGCGTATTCTATAATAACAAAACATATACAGATAAAGTCTTTAATAAGGCAATTGATGATATGATTAAAGATCCAACAAGATAATGGCATTTAAACAAAGAAACAACCCTTTCAAAAAAAATAGTCCTCTTAAATCAAATGGACCAAAAACAGTAAAAGTTTTTGGCGGTAGAGGAGTTCTTGACGTTAGCACTGAAGCTGGTAGAAAATTACTTGAAGAAATAAATAGTATAAAAACAGTTAAGCCTGGCGAGCTTGGTAAATCTTCTAGATCAATTTCTAGTAAAGTAAAAAATATTTTATCAAAAGGGACGAGCAAGGGGCTTTTAACAACAACAGCTAGAGCATCAGCAATATTAAACATGTTTATTCCTACACCTGCCGGTAAAGGTTCTACTACGTTAGATCCAGATGAGTATGATTTAATGAAAAACATAAAAGATTAAACGTGGCATTTAAGTTAGGCAAAGAATCAAGAAAATATAGAACTCCTGATAACACTCAAATAATTAAGAAAAAATTAGATGAAGGTATATTAGCTGAAGCAAATATGGATGGTACTATATTTGTTAGTGACACTGTTGACTTAGATACACCTGAAGGCAAGAGAGCTGTTAATCATGAAATGCAACATATTACAGACATGAAAACAGGTAGATCTACTTATACTGATGACTATGTTTTACATGACGGGCAAATGTGGCCTAGATTAAACGGTTATATATTAGATCCTTTTACTGGTAAAAAATATGAAGAAGGTAGTAGAGAACTTCCTTGGGAAAAAAATAAAATATGATAAACAATTTAGTAGGAGGTTTGTTTGGTAAAATTGTTGATAATGCTGAAGGCATACTCGACAAAGTTATCACTACAGACAAAGAAAGAGACGAAGCAAAACTTGCTTTAAAAAAATTACTATTAGACGCAGAAAAAGAAGCTTTTGCAAAAGAAGTTGAAGATCGTAAATCTGCGCGTGATATGTATAAAGATGATGCTATAATACAAAAAGTATTAGCAACACTGTTTACTGTAGCATATTTTGGCATTACGTTTGTAATGTTTAATTACTTTGTAACTAAAACTATAGAGCTTGGTGAATTTGAAATAAGCTTTATATCAACTATATTTGGTGCTATGAGTGCTAAAGTAAATACAATAATAGACTTCTTCTTCGGTGGAAGCTCAAAGAAAAACGAACAAATAAAAGAAAAATAAAATGGGACAAAATTCAACAGAAGTAGCATATCAGTTCGGACAAATGGGTAGTATATTTAATGATACTGCTAATCCTATGAAAGCTCCAACAGGAAAAGTTTTTGTAGCAATACACTTTTTAGAAGACACTACTTTAGAAGCAAGTGGTGGTTTAAAAGCAGAACAAGATGCTGGTAACGGAATAGAGTTTTTTGAAACTGAATCTGCTGCTCACGACATTGCTCACGGTAGTGATCCAACAGCTGTGTCTGGCGCTGGTGGTGTCCAACTTGACAACAGCAATACTATCCCAGCTGGAACTATCATATATGGAAGATATACTGAAGTTCATGCTACTGCAGCTAAAATGATAATTGGTTATTTAGGCGTTTAATGCTAGGCTTAGGCAATAAAATAATATCATCGCAAAATCCTTCAACTGGATTTGATATAACTACTATAAGTAGCTTACAAGCTTGGTTTAAAAAAGGCGAAGGTATTACTACTGACGGAGGCAATGTTAGCGCATGGGCAAGTCAAGTAGGTGACTTTATGTTTGGGCAAACTGTATCATCAGCACAACCTGTGCACGATGCTTCAACTGATATAATTCAATTTACACAAGCAAGACAACTTAACTTAAGAACTGCCGATAATACTTCTAGCGCTAGCGTCACTGGTGGTGTTGGTAATGCTATTACTGTATGCATGGCAATGAAAGTTAACGTTGATACTACTAGCGTTAACACGAAGTTTCAAGTTGTTCTTGGACAAGCAAATACTGTAAGGATTCAAATGTTTTTACCTGGCGACTTTTTTTACTTAGGAGGAGCTAGCGGGACAATAACTATGATATTACCAAGTGGTACTTTTGCAGATGATGAAGTAGCACTAATAACTTGGGCTAGTGAAGGTGGAACTAACGGAAATGGTAGATTGTTTAAAAACACAAGCACTACCCAACTAAATGATCCAGACACAGGAACTACTGGCACTATATCGTTAAGTCAGCTTGGTAATGACGGCGCTTCAGGCGGTAGAGGTCTTTCAAGTGGTATCATAGAAATAGCTGTATTTAACGAAGAGCTAACAGGTGATAATTTACAAAATGTATTAACAGACATAGCAACTAGAGCTGGTATATAATGAAAATATTTAAAGGAACATTAGAAGAGTGTAATGCTGCTATAGCAAATTTAAACACAGTATTAAGTTATCCTAACGACAAAGGAACGCAAACTGCTGCTGTTCCAATTGAAGAAGAAGGAACTAGCAACTATTGGTTTGCTGCAGACAAAGAACATATATATAACGCTTTAACAGAAGACGAAAAGTTAAAGGTTGTTGAAGAATAAATATTAACTAATTAAATTAAATAAAATGGCAAAAAGAAAAACACCTAAGACAAAAAATCTTAGGCCAGAGAAAATTACAGATGCTCAACTTTCAAAAGTGCAAAATGTGATAAAAAGTATTAACGAAGGTCAAATGCAGTTAGGCATGCTAGAAACAAAAAAGCATGCATTATTACACGACATCATGCAACTTCAAAGCATGGTAAATACAATACAACAAGAATTTAAAAAAGAATATGGTGATGTCGATATTGACATAACTAATGGTAAAATAGAATATAATAAAAATGAGCAAGTTAATTCGTAAGATTACTATAGGTAAAGATTATAAAATTGACGCTATGCACTACGCTGTTGGGCAAGAAGTTTATGGTGGTCATACTATTTGTGATATAGTAGAAGAAAAAGATAAATATAGCGTTTACATTAAAAAAAATAAAGATGTAATGCCTTGGAAAGATTTTAATAAAAATATGGCAGTATCTGTTGAATATAATTTAGAGTATTAGTGAAAACACCTCATAACTTTATAGTTGAGCCTTTAGGCGAAAGATATAATAACGTAAAAAAAATAGGTGACTCAGAATTAATATTAAATACTGAAATTTTTAATCACGAGTTTATAAATAGAAAAGCTATAGTAAAAGCAGTTCCAACAGCTCGTGAAACTAAAATACAAGTTGGTGACACTGTAATTGTCCATCACAATGTTTTTAGAAGATGGTATGACGTTAAAGGTAACGAAAAAAATAGTAAGTCTTTTTTCAACGAAAATACTTATATAGTTAGTGAAGATCAAATATTTTTATATAAAACTCCTACTAACTGGTCAAGATTTAAAGAGGCTTATTGGAAGGCTTGCGATGGATATTGTTTTGTTCAACCAATAAAACAAAGAAATAGTTTAGCTGAAGAAAAAGAAGAGCAATGCATAGGTATTGTTAAATACACAGACGGCGTAAACGAGGTTGGTGAGCTAGTTGGATTTACACCTTTTTCAACTTACGAGTTTGTTATTGATAATACTAGACTTTACCGCGTTTTAAATAAATTTATTACAATTAAATATGAGTATCAAGGAAACGAAGAAGCGTATAATCCTAGCTGGGCGTAAAGCTGTTGATGAGTTAATTAAAGTTGCTCAAGAGCAGATTATTACAAATACAGATGATGATGTTTCTGCTGATAGATTAAAAAATGCTGCTGCTACTAAAAAGCTAGCAATATTCGATGCTTTTGAAATACTTAACCGTATACAAGAAGAAGAGAATATATTAGAAGGCAAAGAGCCTGAAGATAAAAAAGAAAGAGTGTTTAAAGGCTTTGCTGAAGGAAGATCTAAGTAATGTATAAACAAACACTATATAATATTGTTGAACCTGTTAAGAAGACAACTATAAGTCGACTTAACAAAAAAAAATTATGGAAATATGGATATAATAAAGAACACGATATTGTGGTTATCAGCAAAACTGGAAAAATTGGACAAGTGGTGGAGATTCAAAATCTGCGAATTGGGCTGCCGCTTAAACCGAAATCAGTGCATTTGTTCGACAAAAACAAATGGCAAAGGTTAGAATATCCTAAAGAGCTAAGCAAGCTTAAAAGTATATTTGACTGGAGAGCATATCCAGAAGAAGCAAAAGATCAGTGGTATGATTATATAGACGAGGAGTTTAAACGTCGTGACGAAGGTTTTTGGTTTGAAAACAACGGTAAGCCTACATACATAACTGGCAGCCATTATATGTATCTTCAATGGAGTAAAATTGATGTTGGCGCTCCAGATTTTAGAGAAGCTAACAGGTTGTTTTTTATATTTTGGGAAGCTTGTAAAGCCGATAGCAGATGCTATGGTATGTGTTATTTAAAAAATAGACGTAGTGGTTTTTCGTTTATGAGCTCGGCTGAAACGGTTAACTTAGCTACAATATCGAGTGATGCTAGATATGGAATACTATCTAAAAGTGGTGCTGATGCTAAAAAAATGTTTACCGATAAAGTTGTACCAATATCTGTCAACTATCCGTTTTTCTTTAAACCGATACAAGACGGTATGGACAGACCTAAAAGTGAACTTGCTTATCGTGTTCCTGCAAGCAAGTTTACGCGTAAAAAAATTACGGCGAACGAAAAGCAGGAAGAGCTGGTTGGACTTGACACTACTATTGATTGGAAAAACACAGGTGATAACAGTTA